CTCTAAGATTTTAGCTAGTGAGGAAGTAACATTCCAACCAAAAGATTTAGTTCCAATTATTGATGCTGGGTATCCTGATATTAGAAAGATTATCAATACTTGTCAATTAAACTCAATCAAAGGTGAGTTGAAAGTAGATACTCAAAACCTTTTGGAGAACGATTATAAAATGAAAGTTTTAGATATCCTAAAATCTTCAGATGATAAAAGAAATAAATATGTGAATATGAGACAAGCTATTATTGATAGTAGAGTAACTGATTTCTCAGAGTTATTTACATTATTATATGAAAAGGTAGATGAGTATGCACCATCAAATACGGCAAATGTAGTTATAGCATTAGCAGAAGGACAAAATAAACACTTTAATGCTATTGATAAAGAAATACCAATGGCAGCAACATTAATCGAAATATTAAATTTAATTTAAGATGGCAAAAATAGTAGGAATTGGTGGTAACAAACCACAAAAAGCATCAGACCAACCAACGCAAGGTGGTGGACCTAAAATTGATTTAGGTAAATCAAATCCTGTAATTTGTTCACATTGTGGATATGATGTATTCATAGATGGTTCTAAATTCAGAAAGATATCTAAGTTAGTAGCTGGAACTGCTCAAGATGTAGTAGTACCAATAGAAGTTTTACTTTGTGGAAATTGTGGTGAGATATGTGAAGAGTTACTATCACCACAACTAGCAGTATTAGAAGAATTAGATAGAAAAAAAGCTGAAGATAATGCCTAAATCATTATTTGACCACGTTAAGGCAATAACAAACGAACAAAATCCTAAATATTTTGATACGTTAGAAGAAGCTGATAAAAAGACTTGGAGTAACTATATGTTATTACGATTTCTATCTATGAAATACGAATGGATTGAAACAATATCAGCTGTTCAACCATATCTTCAAGAAGTTCCTCCTAAAGCATTCTATCTTGCTATGATTGATTTACTTCCAAAGGGTAGACACTTTATGAAGTATATGAAACCCAAAGGAGCTGATAAGTATGAAAAGTGGTTAGTTGAATTAGTAGCTAAACATTATGAAACTTCTAAGTTAGAAGCTGAAGATTACTTAAAGATTCTATACGCTAGTAGAACTGGTAAAGAAAAGATAAAACAATTATCAGAGGATTATGGTACTGACCCTAAGATAATAAAAAAGTTAAAATTGAAAATATAATTGAGAAAAGTTTGGTAATCCCAAACTTTTTTCGTATATTTGTATAACAAATAAAAGTTTATGGCAAAAGTAAGTTTTTCACAATACCAATTATATTCATCGTGTCCTCGTTCATATAAACTGAGATACATTGATAGATTGGGACAATCATCAGCTAATATTTATACTATTTTCGGAACTGCTATTCACGAAACAATACAACATTTCCTTTCGGTAATGTACGGAGTTTCTAAGAAACAAGCAATGGAAATAGATACTGATAAGTTGTTGTTAGAGTGGATGAGAAAAGAATACATCAAAGAGAACGATAAACTAACTGAGGGTAGTGTATGTACTCAGCTAGAATTAGAAGAGTTCTACGGAGATGGTAGATGTATATTAGAGTGGTTTAAAAAGAAATTAGATAAGTTCTATACAAAGAGTGGATTCGAACTAGTAGGAATTGAAATTCCATTAAATGCAAAAGTAAAAGAAGGTGTAAACTTCATAGGTTTTGTTGATGTGGTAATGAGAGATTTATCAGATAATTCAATTATCATTATTGATTTAAAAACATCAACTAGAGGTTGGAACAAATATCAGAAATCAGATAAGTATAAGAACGCACAAATCGTTATATACAAAAAGTATTATTCTGAATTATTCCAAATTCCATTGGAGAAGATTAAAGTTGAATATCAGATTATGAGAAGAAAACTTTATGAAGATGCTCCGTTCCCAATTCCGTATATGTCTAGGCATGTTCCAGCTAATGGTAAACCAACTGTTAATAAGGTTTATACTGAGTTTATGAACTTTGTAAATGAGGTATTTGATGATGAAGGTAATTATAGAGATTTACCATATCCTAAAGTTCCAGGTGATAGACAAAAGAATTGTAGATTCTGTGAGTTTAAGACTAGAGGAATTTGTGATGGTAAAGCTTAACGGAAAATAAATATCTATATACTTATATATATAAATACTAACAATATATACTATGAGTGTAGAAACTAAACTAACAACTGTAAAGATTATAAAAGGTGTTTATTCAAATTTCAAAAGAGTATCATTCGAATCGGATGTAACACTTCAAAAATTGGTAAACAGAACAGTTGAACGATATGTAAGCGATGATGGATTTAGAAAAGAAATGAATGAATATTCAAACCTTCAAATTTCAGGTTCGCAATTTTAAAGAAAAAAGTTATTTTAATAAGTTATGAGTAAAAAAAAGATTCTTCTCCTTTCAGATGATATGAGGATGAGTAGTGGTATCGCCACTATGAGTAAAGCATTGGTAATGGGTACTCTTAATGAGTACGATTGGTTTCAAGTAGGTGCAGCAATTAAACACCCCGATAAAGGTAAAGTTTTAGATTTATCTGTTGATATGCAGAAAAGAACTGGTGTAGAAGATGCATCGGTTAAAATCTTACCTTGGAATGGTTATGGAAACGCTGATTTGTTAAGACAAATTATGAATTCCGAAAAACCAGATGCTATCCTTCACTTTACTGACCCACGTTATTGGACTTGGTTATATGATATGGAACATGAGGTAAGAGAAAACTGCCCAATTCTTTATTATACAATATGGGATGATTTACCAGACCCATTATATAATAGAAATTATTACGAAAGTTGTGATTGGTTAGGTGCTATTTCAAGACAAACATATGGAATAGTAAGTAGGTTAACTTCTTTAACCGATAAACCAACATGGAAACCACATTCAGATTGGCAAGTTTCATATGTACCACATGGTATAAATGAAAACGAATATAAACCAACTGATGTACCTTCTGATTTTAGAAATAAAATATTAGCTGGTAAAGATTACGATTTTATATTCTTTTGGTCTAATAGAAATATTAGAAGAAAACAACCATCTGATGTTATTATGGCATTTAAGGAGTTTTGTGATAAAATTGGTAAAGATAAAGCTTCTAAAGCTGTACTACTAATGCACACAACACCATCAGACCAAAATGGTACTGATTTACCAAAAGTTGCCGAAACTCTTGCACCCGATTGTAATGTAGTATTCTCAACTGCTAAATTATCAACTGACCAATTAAACCTTCTTTATAATATGGCTGATTGTACAGTAAATATTGCTGGTAATGAAGGATTTGGGTTAACAACTGCAGAATCGGTTATGGCTGGTACACCAATCATTGTAAATGTTACTGGTGGATTACAAGACCAATGTGGATTTAAAGTGGATGGTAAATATCTAACAGCTGATGATTACATTAAGATTGGTTCACTTCACAAGTGGAGAGATTGGGAAGATAAAGTAACTTGGGGAGAATGGGCTACACCAATTTGGAGTAGAGCACAATCTCTGACAGGTTCAGTTCCAACTCCTTATATTTGGGATGATAAAATCGATGTAATTGAGTTATCAGAAAAAATGGAGAAAGTTTATAATACTCCAACCGAAGAATTAAAGAAAAATGGGTTAGAAGGAAGAAGAGCATTTATTGAAGATATGGGATTATCTCAAAGTAATATGTGCCAACAACTAATTAATGGAGTTGAGAGTACTTTCAAAAACTTCAAACCAAGAAAACGATACGAATTATTTAAAATTGTATAAAAAGTTATGAATAAACCTTTATTAGTATATCAGGCTCCAGTATTCACTAGAAGTGGTTATGGAGACCATGCAAGAGATATTTTGAGAAGCTTGTTTGAGTTAGATAGGTATGATATTAAGATTGTACCAACTAGATGGGGAAATACTCCTCAGAATCAAGCAGACCCAAATACTGAATTCGGTAAAAAGATGTTATCGAATATAGCAACTCAAGTAAATAGAAAACCAGATATCTTTATGCAGATGTCTGTTGCTAATGAATTTGAACCAAAAGGTAAATATAATATTGGTATTACTGCTGGTGTTGAAACCACAGTAGTTCCTAGAGAATTCTTAGAAGGTGGTAATAAAATGGATTTAATCATTGTACCATCTCAGTTTACTAAATCATTATTTGATAAAACTCAATTTCAAGAGCAAGATAAACAAACTAAACAAATTATTAAAACTTTCAAAAATGAAAAACCTTGTGAGGTTCTATTTGAAGGTGTTAATAAAGAATTATATGAAAATCCAACTATAACTGATATAGATGTATTAGATGGAATTGAAACTGACTTCAACTTCTTATTCGTTGGACATTGGCTAAAAGGACACTTAGGACAAGATAGAAAAGATGTAGGAATGGTTATTAAAACATTCTCTACTATTTTCAAATATCTACCTAAAGATAAAAGACCAGGTCTTATCTTAAAAACATCACATGCTGGATTTTCGGTAATCGATAGAGAAACAACGAGAGAGAAAATAGAAAACGCTATCAAAGGATTGGATGATGTACCATCAATCTATTTACTACATGGTGATTTAAAAGAATCAGAAATGGTTGAACTATATAATCAC